AAGATTGGACAGATTAACGACACCCCTGAAGAGTTAGCAGATTTATTAAATGAATACTTTAACAGCAAAGAGAAATGAAAACACCAATGCAAGAGTTGATTGAGCAGTTCAACGAAGAGATTGCAAGAGCAGAACAAAGGGGAGACTTTGAGATAATGAGACTTCTACAAGTCGCCAAGAGTTTAGCAGATATGAAACTCAATAAAGAGAAAGAAGTCATCTGCAACGCCTTTAGTGATGCACAACACGGAGCAGTTGAATCAAGATGGACTGCTGAAGAATACTTTGAAGAAATATTTAACACCAAAGAGAAATGAAATACCGAGTCAACTACACCTACTTTGACCAAAGTAAAATGAGGGCTGCCAAATGGGAGCAACGAGAGAAGGACTTTGAGACAATGGAAGAGGCTTTACTCTTTGTCAAGAAGAACGATTGGAATGTATCATTCCGCAACGCTAACATTCAACCCGTCCCATAACGCTATGCCATACATAGTTGAATACGATAAACTGATTGGCGATAACACTTGGCTTGAAGGAATCAATATGGGATTCAAGCACGAGATAGAAGCAGCCAAGTATGGCAGGGAATTAAGCAGAAGCGATTTAAATTCAAACATTAAAATATATAAAGTATGACTATTGAAACATTTAAATATATTGGAAGCGTACACTTGTTGCCACACATATCCTATTGCTACGATAGTTCACTTTGCAATAAATGCTTATCTTTCGGGTGGCTATGGTGGGGAATATCCATTGTAAGCAAAGATGAGATGCACCTATGAAGAAACACACAAAGATTTACTTGCAGGGGATGGGGTACGATACAACGGACTTCATCCCTTGTGAGGTTTGTGGTTCTAAAGCCGTAGACATCCACCATATAGAAGCGAGGGGAATGGGAGGAACATCTACCCCCGACACAATAGAAAACCTAATGGCTCTGTGCAGGGAATGCCACACCAGATACGGAGACATCAAACATCATAAAGAGTGGTTGGAAGAAATTCACCAAAAAAAGTTATTTAATAGATGAAGACAGAATCGGTAAATATCAAGCACATAGTTCCTAATCCAACAAATCCCCGAATCATTCGGGATTTTAAGTTTAAGAAATTAGTTCAGTCAATCAAAGAGTTTCCTCAGATGCTCAACATACGACCAATCGTTGTAGATGAGAATATGGTTGTGCTGGGAGGCAATATGAGATTAAAGGCCGCTAAAGAAGCAGGGCTAACTGAATTGCCAATTCTTAAGATTCCTAATTTATCCGAAGATCAGAAGAAGGAGTTCATCATTAAAGACAATGTATCATTCGGAGATTGGGATTGGGATGTACTAGCAAACCAATGGGAGGATTCTCATTTAAAGGATTGGGGTATTGAAGTATGGCAAGCAGAGGATGCAGATAAGTTTGAACCTAATCTGATACCAGAAACCACATACTCAGATATTACTAAAGAAGAGATTCAAAAGGAGGCACAGAAGTTAGCCATCCAGATGTTGAAGCAGACAAAAGGCAAAGAATGTATTTGCCCTAGTTGTGGAGAAGAGTTTGAGATATATGAATAATGAAGAGGTTGACAGATTGCTATCTGTCCAGCCCTACAAGTTCGCAAAAACAATGGCCTCCATACCGCACTCTTATACGCTAAAAGAAAGTTGGGCAGACAAGGCCCTATTTGATTTAATAGTGCAGTTTATAAGAGATAATGGAGTCAAGGAGAAATTCTTCAGTAAGACATACATCTACTATTACGCCAATGGATATAAGTATTGGACTATGGGTAATAGCATAGAGGTTACCAAACTAATTAACAGGGCAGAGATTATATGATTGCTGCAATTTCATTAAACGATTTAAATCCATACTTAAAGGTGGCGAAGCAAAGCGGATTGGTGTTTTGCGATAAGACCGACTATTATGGATTCTATCTCAATAATGAAATGGTTGGGTTCTGTGGAGTACTCAAGTATAAATCTAAATGGGTATTTAAGAATGCGTTTGTCTTAGAATCACACAGGGGAAATGGTTATCATAAGAGTATGATGATCTTCAGATTAAAGGAGGCTAAGGCTAATGGCATAAGATATGTTGAGGCTACCTGCACAGATATGAGTTTAGGCAATTACATTAAGTTTGGGTTTCAAGTAGTACGCACTTACAAAAAGTATCATAAATTAAGATTAAACTTATTTGATAAATGAAAATCCTTCTTAAAAAGAATGTAAAAGAAGCAGCCTACGAAAGGGTAGAAAGGCTATTCAATGACTTTGAGAATGTAGTCGTTGGATTCTCTGGAGGTAAGGATAGCACCTGTGTTCTAAACATAGCCTTAGACATCGCTGAAAAACTAAATAGATTGCCTCTACCAGTCCTTTTTATAGACCAAGAGGCAGAGTGGCAGGGTACAATAGATTATGTCTCTGAGGTAATGAATGACCCCCGTGTTAAGCCCTATTGGTTCCAGATGCCTATGGTCATAACCAACAATGCTAGTTCTTACAATAGATATAGTTATTGCTGGGATGAGAATGAGAAGGATGAATGGATTCACCCCAAGTCAGATATATCCATTAAGGAGAACAAATACGGCACGGACAGATTCCACGACTTGTTTGAGAAGATATTTAAGGTGGAGTTTGGCGACAAGAGGTCTTGCTATATTTCTGGAGTTAGAACTGAGGAAAGCCCAAAGCGATTTGTCGCGCTAACCCACAACCTCACATACCAAGATATTACTTGGGGTAAAGCTTTAAACGCTAAACTAGACCACTACACATTTTATCCAATCTACGATTGGAGTTATACAGATGTCTGGAAATACATTAATGAGAATGGGTTCTCGTATAATAAGATTTACGATGAGATGTATCGGCACGGGGTTAAGTTAAACGATATGCGTATATCAAACCTTCACCACGAAACCGCCATCCAAGCGTTGCTACTCGTTCAAGAGATTGAACCAGCCACCTGGAATAAGATTGCAAGTCGTATTGATGGGGCTAGTTCCATAAAGCATATTAAGACAGATAGTTTTAGATGCCCCAAAGAACTGCCCTATATGTTTGACTCTTGGGAAGAGTATGCTATCCACTTGGCTAACAACATAATCCAAGAGGATAAAAATAAGCAGACACTATTCAAGTTAATAGAGAAGGAGAAATCAATATATACTGATGATCTTATACAGGAGAACTTCTTTAAGTCAGTCATAAATACAATCCTATCTTCCGATTGGGACTTAACCAAGATTGCTAATTGGAGAATCAGCCACGATGTTTATTGCTATCGCAAATACAAGCAGGGCAAAAGAGATATGGGTATCTTAAAAAATAGAAAATTCCTAACTCCAGAACAAGTACAAGAAATAATTGACTTCAATGAAAAAAACTAAAGACACCATCCTTTCAGAGTATAATGCCTCTGAGGATAAAGCAGCCTTCGTTAACGAACTAAGAGAGTTCATCCATAATGAAATCTCAGAGGTTAAGCAGCCTATTGACCTAGTGCGATGGATTCCAATAGATGAAGTTGAGCCTAACGACTACAATCCAAATAGCGTTGCTAAGATTGAAATGGGTCTGCTATATAAATCAATTAAGCACGATGGCTATACCCAGCCCGTTGTAACTATTTTTGACCCAGACAAAAAGAAATATGTAATCGTAGACGGATTCCACCGATACTTCACCTGCAAAACAAACAAAGACATCTACGAGCGCAACAAGGGAATGCTACCCTGCGTAGTGATAGAGAAAGACATTAACGAGAGAATGTCGGCAACGGTGAGACACAATAGAGCAAGAGGAGAGCATTCAATATCTGGAATGTCAAGTATGGTATTCCAAATGCTTGAAAATGGATGGTCTGACGAAGAGATATGTAACAATCTGGGTATGGAGCCAGAGGAGATATTAAAACTCAAGCACATCACAGGATTCTCTAAACTATTTGAGAGCCAAGAGTACAATAAGGCTTGGGCTACGAAGCGTATGCTGAAGTTAAAAAAGGACTATCACAATGAACAAAACTGAACAACATAAAAAACTAGTACTTGAATCATTAGAAAAGTCATTGGGTGTTGTCACTACTGCTTGTAAACAAGCGGGCATAGGCAGAACGATATTCTATGAATGGCTTAAAGATGATGCTGACTTTAAGGCCGCGGTGGAAGACCTACAGAATGTCACACTAGACTTTGCCGAAAGCCAACTGCATAAGCAGATTAAAGACGGAAACACCAGCGCAACTATCTTCTACCTAAAGACAAAGGGGAAGAGCAGGGGCTATGTAGAACGACAGGAGGTTCAAATGACAGGTGATAGCCTGTTCCAAATAGAAATCATTGGCTCAAAGGATTCAGACAAACATAGTATTTGAACATCTTGAGCGCAGCGA